GTTTAATAAATAAACACAATCAATTAATGGCTGTTCATACCAACTAAAGGCTGCTTTCGCTCTCTCGGTCATGAGAACGCCTCTAGATTTTAGTACTTCAATGATCTTCTGACATGCTGGTGCTATGAGCGGGCATCCATTGTACTGGAATAATGTGCTCTGAGCTTTTGCTAGCAATATCTCATCGAGTAAAGTTGTTTTGGAATTCAGATATTTCCTACCTGCCCAACCAAGCTTCATTAATGCCATGCCAGGATCTGTTACAACCACCTCATTCAGTGGGTCAAATACCTGGCCGCAAAACGATGCTTCCGTGATGTCAGGGGTAGTCTCAACCTTTAGGTTAAATCCATATGATGCCATCTGCTCTGTAGTGGGTGAAAATTTTGGAGGGACACGGAATAAACCATCGTCCCCCTCAACAAAGCCTGCAATATCATCCCCAAAAATGTCATCCCAAGATGCTCCATTTTCGTACAGTGCAAACATGAATCAAACCAAATTACACCAACCGTTTCCTAATGAGGTGTTCATTTCACCACTCATTCGTACTCCTGGTAAAGTGCAATTTAGTTGATCTGCAATATCCAACTTGTTTTTGCCTCTGACGTGTTCATGCCAGAATCGCATGAAACCGTCTCTCTCCTCAGCAGGGAGATCCACACACATAAAGCGATACAAGGGCTCTTCTAGCGCCCACATAATGTGTGGTTCGAAGTGTGCTTCAAATGAGGTGTAATCTGTACAAACATACATAGCTCCTTCACGTATAAGTTTGTCCATGATGGCCCTGGGCCGATCTTGAACAGGTATATACTTTATAAACCATGGTAATTTGCACACTTGATGCTCAATTGATGAAAATATTGGTCCGAGAAAACCCTTCGAAAAGTCTTCCCGCGCGTTGATCAAACGTAAAGGTTTAATGTCAGGATAAGTTTCATCCTTACAGTGGCCCTTTACCGCCACTAGACGCTTATAGCGTCTTTTGAGCACACGGCTCCTCAATCGTTTTGCAGGAATTCTGGACCCGCCGGTTCCGGGTCCTGTTCCTGTTGCGTCCATTGCATCATGATTTTCTCCGCACGCAAGTACCTGCTTGTTTGGGAGTCCATAATAGGCGACGTTGATCTGATTCTTTCGGTTTTCAGAGTATCGTGTGCTCGCCAACCATTCTCGATATGTTGGTTGGTCTTCAGTAGAGAGGGGTGAGAGTAGTTGCCTGCGGCGCAACTCTCGTAAGAATAATATAGTGAATCGTCGAAGGTTTCGTCTGACATTCCTGTGGCTGGCAGGAGGTCTGAACGCAAATCGCTTAGTACACCCGGATACAAGATTGACCCCACAGCGAGGATCAGGCCTGTACAAACAATAACCAGTAACACAAAATCCAAGACCAATCGCCACTTCTGAGCGTTCGGGATTGTTAAACCTTGTCTTATCGACACGGAAGGTCGACTTAACAGGGGCATACTTGGTTGTGATATTTGTATCGTAGATTCGGTACCCGTACTGAACGAGATGCTCGTTACCTTCGCTTGAAAAAGCGGTACACTACATGACGAGATTTGAAACGAGGTCAATTTCACTGTTGACCTCGAAACGGATGTCCCTTCTGATAACATATAACCAGGTGACTGATCAATGTAATCACACCTTGACGCCAGTGTAGCCAAGGCAGGGGATTGTGTGTTAAGAGTTTTTCTTGAGATGAGCTCGTTATACAATGCACTACTAACTAAGTCGCGATTTTCTAACATTTCATCTATCAAACCTTTGGTCACAAGAGATTCATATACCTTTGGTAATGTATCATGCAATGTGCAATTATCCATGTAAACATTGTTAATTAACACATAGTATTCTAAACGATACAATTTTCCAAGGACAGGCATTTGAGCCCTGTCAGGTAATGGTCGACTATCTCTTTCATATGATTCCAGCGCAGTGATGGCTCGTACTTCAACATATAAGCGCTGGAAATCTGGCAACGTGTACCAAACATAGAAGATATAACACATAAAAATGGGGCTTATCCAATAATACCCCAACAACAAAGTCAGCATCAAAAGACCAAATGCTGACAAAACACGATACGTTAAACGGGATCTTGTGTCGAGAAGATCTTCATACTTCTCTCTATACACAAAGATATCCTTTGGGAAATCTTCTGGGTCATACGTTTCCGCTGACTTAAATGCGATTTCCTTTCCGTCACATATCTCCTCTTTTAACTTATCGGCCGCTGCATCGCGGGCACCGAGGTTTTTCGCTAGCTCCAACTCTAAAGATTTCTCAATGAGCTCCCGGAGACTAGCAGCCTTAGGTCGGGCTTGTTTTTTCGTTTTTTGGTCTTTTCCTTTACCTGCATGACCGGTAGCAGGTTTAAATGATTGGGATGTAGCGAGTGATGGTTCTTGGGCTGCGTTTTAACTCATTATTGCAGCTAGCAAGACTTTAAAGGGATTTGGGTTTACGGCCCAAGGCTCCCACCCTAAATAGGGCGCCTTTGACAGGGTGCGCGGACCTAATGACTAGCAAATCTAAATAGTCAAGAGGAACAAGCATGTCCACCCCCGGAAATACGGTTTAAACCGCACTGCCTCGCGGTCGTCATCCTTGATTCAGGAGAAAGAATGTCTTTTTATGAACGGCGACACTTTAATTATACCGTTATCAATTGCAGTAAACACCCGCCTACACAAAGCGGTGTACAGTTTTGTTAAACCAGACCCTAGGTTATCGTGAATACGAACTGGTTGCGTTAGCACACAATCTCCAACTATGCTAGTCACTGATAGGTTCCCTAAGGCATGCCATCAGTGTAACACATAATTACACCGGTTGAAGAATGTGTGAAAAATTGATCTCTA